CTTGAAAAATCGTCATTTTTATCATCTGTAAATGATACAAAAGTATTTATATCCTCTAACACATGAACTTCATCTCCCACCTTGTGGAATATAAATTTACCAGTTTTTAAAGCTTCTTCAAGTTGTATTTGTGTATAATTAACATCAACATCAAACTCACCATCATACTTTTTATTAGTATTAGATTTATTTATATCGCATCCTGCTATAGCTCCAGCCGCCCAATAAATTAAACTAGATTCAACTAAATCTTTATCTTTAATCTTATTTTCTACAGACACTACACCTTCATAATCTGCATCACTTTTCTTATATAGTACTGTTTGAAACTTAGCTCCTACCTTATCTCTCATTCTCTTTGTAAATTCTACAAATAAACTTTTAATTTCTGTTGTTGTAGCCAAACATCCTAAAGCATTAAAGCTATAGCTTTCTATTTTATCCAAGAAAGCTTGGTACTCTGCTCCTGTCACAGCTTCGCCATTAGTTCCACCAGTAAATACAAGTCCTGCACTTGCTTCTAGTGTTGCATCCTTCTTCCAAGTGATATAGTCATTGTCTTGTAAGTCTGTAATAACCTTTGCTATTTGAGTATCTACCTTCTTATTATCTAAAAGTGTTACAACATCAAACTTAGCATTATCATCTATATTTGTTGTAACTGTTACTTTTAAGTCATTTCCTCTGATACCACTATATTTTGCTGTGGCTATAGTACAACTGGCTTTAACGCCTTTATTTAATTTATAAAAATATCCCAACCTTATATTTTTGAATAAATCTCTCAAACCTTTCAGCTTCTCATGAGTATAATCATATCCAAAATACTTCACTGAATACTTCTCAAAATCATCACTGGTTACTTGGAATACTTCTTCATCTATGCCCCAATCTAACTCTAAAGGCATTGCAACAATACCTCTATCCGATAATGAACTGGTTGCCCTTGTAGCACTTACAAAATTTATATATGCACCAGGTAGGACCTTATTTTGTGTTACAAATGTTCCTCCACCTAAAGCCATCTAACTCACTCCTTTCATAAAATTATTTATTATTTCCTCTACTTCTGAGAAGGAATATAACTCATTTTCTTTTAAAATTGCATTTAATAAGTCTTTTCTATTTACATACTTCTTAGAATTAACTATCTGCTCCTTAGTAAACTTGTAGTTATCTTCTTTGCTTAATGTTTTACTCAAAATTATCACCTCTCTTCAAACCACCGAATAACTCTACTGTATCCATCTTATCTGTGTCATTACTTTTTATAGTAAAGTAGTTATAATCAACAAAGAAATGAAGAACATTATCTATAATTTCAAAGTTCATATTTGTACCTCTGACTAAGTCTCCATCAATTTCTATATACTCTAATTCCTCCAGTAACATCTCAGCTATCTCATTTATTTCAAATGATTTATCATTACTTTTAGGAAAATAATGTACATCAAAAGAGTTCTTTTTTAATGTCCTGCCACTTAGATAGGATACTTTGCTTGGATTTAAAGGAACAATAAAAAAACAAGGTTCATTTATACCTTGCTCCACATCTTCACTATAAATTGTATAACTCTCTCCAAATGTTTTATCTAATTTAATAGATATTCCATCAATTATATTATTAAGCATCAAATACTCCTTTAAGCAATATTAATAGTTTTTTCTCTATAATCTTATCAATCTGACCTTGTAACTCCATTTCTGAAATAGTTAAGAAATGTTGTCCTTTAACCCAACCTTTTCCATCTTTAGTTCTATGCCCGAAATTTACATAACTTGCATATTCAGTCGGATTAACAACCTCTATAATATAATTATTTCCTTGTTTATACACAGGAAGCGACCTAGCATAAGCCACTCCATTCCATCCTTGTCTTAAGAATCCTGTATCAACTGGTGTCCTTCTAATTACTTTTCCTAAGAGTCTTGCTGCTAATTCTCTTGCTGCATCTTTGCAAAACTTATCTAAATCAATCTTTGTAAGCTTCTCCATCTTTTTACAAACTCTTTTAAACTCTCTAAAATCAACACTACCCCATCTAGCCATTTACGCTTTATCCTTAAATAACTCAAGTATTATTTCTTGATGATTTGGATATATAGCTGATTCTCCACTTCTTACATATTCTTTATCATTTATAATAAGTTTTGAACCTGCTTTAATTTCTATATCTGGAGATATAAAGAGTTTAATAGTTTGCTCTAGCTTAGCTAATTTCCCTTCTGTAGCAGAAACTATATTTTTATATGAAAGTTTACATGGTTGATTTTCTAATACAATCACTTCTTTATTGTTAGTTCGTTTTGTTACAGGGTCTTTAATTGGCTGATACTCAACTATAGTACATTTATCTCTATATAACATTTCTATTGCTTTTCTAGTTTTACTTACCATCTTAAGCACCTAAAGGTTAATATCTTATTCTTGCCATAAGTAGTAAGATAAGCTACTAAGCTATCAAAGCGTTGTTCTGGTGTTTGAGAGCCACTTCCTATAGCAAAATCTACCTTTGTATCACCTTCTGATATAGACTTTTCTACAGCTTCAAAATTAAGACTTTCTATATCTAATTGACCCATATTTTTCTTTGTAAATAAAAACTCTCCAACTATCATATCTACTTCTATATTGTGTAACTCTTTTGGAATTTCACCTATATTACAATCTAGTTTAATAATATTTTCTATTTTTTCTCTTACAAAATCTATTAACCATTTATCTCCATCCTTTAGAACATATCCAAATCCTTGAAGTCTTCTTTCTATATCATCAATCCTATTATTTTCCATAATTTTCACCTACTTTTTAGTAAGTTTATTTTTCTCTTTAAGCTGCTTATTTTCTTCTTCTAAAGACTCAACTTTTGACCTTAAAATATTATTTTCAGCTATTAAATCTTTTACATTTAATGACTTGCCATACTTTACTGCCTTACCAGTTTCATCTATCAAATCATATCCCATCTCTAAGAAATCATCTATTTTACATTCTTCTATAGTTAATATTCTATTTAATTTCCTTACTTGTGCCATTATGCTCCAGCTCCTTCAACAACAAATTGTATTGCATCAGCTTTTTTATTTAATATAAATACATCCTCAAAACTTTCTTCAAAGTAGAAGTATTTTCCCTCTGTAACTGCTGTTGGTTCGTCTAACTTAGAGAACTGATAAGAAACAGGTGTAATTATTGCACTTGGGTGAACTAAGGACATAAAGATTTGTTTAGCTCCTGCTCCTACTTTCCATCCAGTTGTAAAATCATATGCAGTTTTCATTAGATTAGATGGTACTTTAATTATTTTAACTGTGTCAATATCAGTTGTTTGACGATTAAGAGAAGTTCCTGCATCCTTTATATTTACTGTTCTTTGTATCTCTTTTGCATTTTTGATAAGTGTATTTACTACTGGAGTAACATACAATATTCTTCCATTTTCAGGTACTCTAGCTTCTGTCATTTTTTCCATTAACTTATCAAATACTTCTAATACGTTTGTTGTTGTAAGAACAGTTGTATCTGCTGTATTACCTAATGCGGTCCAATCAGCATATATTTTAGATATACAGTAAGCATCCATCTCTGGAAACTTTTGTTCCTCATTATATACTTTTGTTATATTGCCTATTGAAGCCACATAATTAGTTTGGTTTATATCTGCTGGATGAACCAATGTTGACCATTTCCTTTGATTAGTTAATACCTTAGGTTCCCAAGCATTATCATAGTTTCTTTGAGCTACTGCTATTGTATCTCTGTTTGAATCTACTCTTCCAGTTGTAGATATAGTTGGTATTTCTATTGTTTTAGAACCAGTCCATCTATATCTTCCATTATTTGGTGTTGCATACAAATCCCCGAAGTTTAAAGTATAAGGATATGCTTGTGCTAAAACATTTGAATATTCTTTTGCATAATTTAGTGCTGCCATTTTATTTCCTCCTATTTATTATTATTTTCATGAGGTCTTACCCCAGTAAAATTAAAACCAAAATCATTTATCTTAGGCTCTTGCCCTGGTGTTATAGTATCTATTTTAGGCTCTTCGCCTTCTAGTGTTGCATTAAACAAATAATCTTTATCCTGTTTCAAAGGGTTTATTTGCTCTTCAAAAGCTTTTTGTCTATCTTTACTATTTCTTAGTGCTTCTATATCTAAATGAGCTTTTAACGCTATTTCATCCCTACATTTAATAGACTTAAAAGCATCATTTAACCAGTAATTAAAGTCCTTTTCTTCAATTTCTTTTTTGTAGGTTTCTTCCAAAGTTTTCTTATCAGTTTCATAAGTTGTTTTTAGATTCTCTACATCTTCTTTTGTCATACCTCCTTCAAACTTTTTAATAG